CCAAAGTTTCTAAGCTGCACGTTATCATCTGTAGTTAATTCTAAGAACATTCTAGGATTTTTCTTAGCAAATAGCAACAAATCTCTTCTAAGCTCTTTAGAACTCAACTCATTTACTTTAGATCCTATCTCTACACGCATAACAGCCTCAGCTAGATCAATATCTAATTGTTTGGCTGCTATTAACGCTTCAACTTCAAACTCTAACGAGTCTAGTTGATCTGATGCGATCTTCTTTGGTTTGTACTCATAAAACATAACATCTCTATGAGGGTGATACAAGCTTAACAGCTTTTGCAAAACTGTTTGTTGCCTAGGGACGTGTAAAGCTCCGTTTCTAAATATAATATGAGAAAGTCTTTGATCGCCTTTCATTTCATCTACAAAACAAGTTTGTTGATTTTGGCAATATTTTAATTCTCTTTCAAAACCTTTTTCCTCGTCAAACCAATATATATTAGCAGATTTAATAGCTTTAGACAGTGGTTTATGAGATGACTTTAAATAGTAAACTCTATCTTTAATTTCCCATTCAGGTTTTTTAGGTTGTGGCTTTTCAACAACCACTTCAACCATTTTATTTGTAGCTTTAATTTCTGGTTGTGCTACTTCAACTTCTTGCACAGCTTTTGCTGTAGTTTTCTTTTTTGCCATAATATAATATAATAAAAATTAATAAAAAAAACTACCCCACCCGAAGGCAGGGTAGCTTAAATAAATTTACTTCATCAACATAAAGTTGTTAGCACCTTGAGTGACTAAACATCTTTCAGATAAGAAGTGAACTTGCATTGCATCCAAAGCAGATGTAGCAGCTCCAACTGAACCAGTAGTCCAAGTCTTCATTCTACGATTATCTGTTTGAGAAGCTCTGAATCGAACGTGTAAGAAAGGACGCTTGAGGTTCTTTCCTAGTTGCTGATCATATACAGTTGAAGTACCAGCAGGAATAATAACTCCACGGATAGCGTTAGCGCCAGCTGCAGTGTTAATACCTCCACGAGTAGCTTTGTCGTTTAAGTAACGGAAGTCAGACTTATAGAAGTCGTAAGATCCTCTACGGAAACCAGAGAAGCCTAGGTTTAACGCCATATCTTCATCGTTTTCAAACACTCCGTAAGAAGTACCACCAGCACCGTAAGAGTTCATAGAAGCTAACATATCGTCAAATGCTAAAGATGTAGCACGATTAACGAATAACATGTTTTCTTCAATAGCACCTTGCTTATCAAACTCTGCTAATATAGCGTCAAACTCTGCTAAATCAGTAGCAGCGTTAATACCAGTAACACCAGAAGTTTCATTACCTCTTGCTTCAATAGCATCGAATAAACCTTGAGTACCTGTTACATCACCTGTGTTAGATCCATAAATATGATCGTCAGTTAAATCCGCGTTAGCATTGATACCACCATATAAACTAGTAGCAGCAGAAGCAAATGCGGGACCACCAAGCTTAGCTTCAAGCATAGCCATCTCTAAGTAATCGTTGAAACGAGCTCGAGTGTCAGCTTCAGCTTTCAAGTACCATAAGTAACCTGACTGACCTTCTTCACCTGTAATCTCTACCCAACCAACTCTAGAAGCGTCTGATCCAGATACTTCATAGTAATCTTTTAAGATAATTGGCTTGTTAGAGAAAGACTTAAACTGAGGCTCGTTAGCACCTCTAGAGTCAGTGCCATCGTAGCTATCACCTTTCTTGAACTCAGAACCATAAACTAATATAGTTAAGTCTCCACTATTTGAACCAGCGCCATCATCAGTAATAGAAGCAGCAAGTAGGTTTCCAAAACCATAAGGAGCTACTTGAATTCTATCGTGAGTAGTTGCGGTAGTCCCTCTTGGAGCCGCCACAACAATAGCTTTACATACTGCTCCGTTAGCAGAGTTAGCGATAATAACAGTATCATTAGGGCGAATAGCGTGATTAGTTCCTACATCGTTACCATCAATATCGTTTTCGATTTCTATAACACCACCACTAGCGTGATCATCAGTTATACATTTACCTGTGTAAGATAAGTGTAAACGACCTTGCTCAGACCAAACAACTTGATCTGCAGTCATTGCTTCTTCAGCACCAATTTTAGATAAGAAACCAGATATAGTTCTAGGCCCATAAATCTCAGCTTCTTTTTCCATTAAGTCAGGCAGATATTGCTGTGCCCAACCTTGACCAGCTGTTGAAGCTAGGTCTAAGTAATTTGTCGAAAGAGCTTGCTGTCCAGCGGCAGGCTGCACGTTCAACAAAAGTCCATTTGAAATTGCCATTTTTAATTTGTTTTAAATGGGTTAATAAATTATTTTCGTTTTTTAAATTTAAACGAAGGAGTTGTATCTAAATCAAGAACTTTAACTTTAACACCGTTTGACTCAACTTCACCGTATGAAGTTCTAGGAGCCATATCAATGTTTTTTGCTTTAGCAACGTTTTCTTTTAAAGCATCGGCCTTGCCTTGCTCGTAGAAATGTTGCGCTAGCGCGTCAGCGTTCATAGCTGCATATAAAGCTTTGTGATACTCTTTTGCGTTAGTAATTTTACCTTCACTATCAATATACTTGCTAATGAAATTATTAATATCGCTTTGAGTTTC